AGGCGAAATCTGTATCACCAGTCTTGTCCCTGACACTCTTGAACGTTTCGTAGGCGTTGGACACCAATTCCGTGATACGCTTGATGCTGTCTGCGAACTCTTTCAACCTCTTGTCAGCCTCTTTGGTATCGAGTTGGTTGATTTGGCTCTCTACATTGGCGAGCATAGAGTTCTTCTGTTCCTTGCCGTTCTGTGTCCGTGGCTTCCATTTCCCTATGATGTCCTGCTCTTTCACGAGGACATCCCTTAGAGCTGCCAACGAGTCGAGTTTCTTGAAATCATCAGCGTTAATACTGCCTTTGACATACTCACCTTTATTGAGCGCACTTTCCATACGCTCACGCACTTGGGCAATGGCATATTCCTTATCCTTATACCGATTGTACCAATCCTCGTACATCTGACGGGCCTTACCGAGAGCGTTGATGCGGTCATTGAACTGCTTGATGTCATTCCTATCCGCTTTCTCGGCAGCGGCCTCTGCCTTGCGCTTAGCTTCCTCTGCCTTGCGTTTAGCTGCCTCTGCCTTCCTCTGCGACTTGTCATATTCCTTCTGCGTCTGCGGCCCAACGCCCTCTTCTTTCAGATAATCTTCCGCTTTGAACATTTTAAGCAGATCACCTCTGAAATCTCGAAGTTCGTTGATTTCCTCCATAATGGCCTTGTTCTTGCCGGGATTCTGTTTCCACAGACTACGAAGCAGAGGATTGATAACATCGTTCACGAGATGTGCTATTCTCTCTCGTGCGTTTTTTGCGTCAACATCGAAAGACAAATCCAACTTGAACTTTGTCTTAAAGCGCATTACTTTGTTGAATGAAGCAGAAGCCTTGTCGTGGAGGTCTTTGCGAACCTTGTCGATATATGAAGACCAGTCTTCCCCTTGATCCCACATAATACCAAGCTTGAATTTTAAGGCACGACGTTGCCACGGCTCTGTAGCAGCCATAGCCCGACCCAAGTTATTAGCTGCCTCTGTGACAATTTTAATTATCTCATCGTTGGAAAGTCCGTATAGTCTGGCTTTTGTTTCAAGACCGATATGAGAGGAAGAGAACGAATTCTTTACTTTGTTTATAGTAGCTTTCACGGCTTTATTCACTTCCGATTGGGACATCGTGTCATTGATTTGTCCTTCAAGAAGTTTTGCGACATCACCACCAACAGATTTTGTAATGACTTGCTTTATAAAGCCTTGAATATTCTTTCTACTCTCACCTGCTGCCTGCATGGACTCGATAAGCTCGGTAAGGAATTGATCTGTTATTTGGTCGATAGTGGCCTTGTCCGCAATCTTTGAACCCGCTATCATCTGATTCATTATATCCGAAAAATGAATGGACATAGCATCGACATTATCCCCATAAGAATTTATGAAGATAGATGCAAGATGGTCGGCGAACGGCTTCATTCCCTCCTCTACATCTTTGTAGTTTGGAGCAAAAGTAGTGAGAACCTTCTTATTTTCATCGTTGCCTCCTCTTAACCAATAGTTCGCAATGACACGCCTCTTAGATTCGGCATCTTTCATCGCCTCGCCAATTTCATTTGCGTAAGCATAAACATCGCGCTTCTCCTTGGCAGACAACTTTTTCCACATATTATCTGCGTTGAAACTATTTACAATTTCCTTACGTTCATTGGCGTACTCTTCCAAGTTCTTTTTTAAGTCTTCTGCATATAGGCTTCTACGAGTAAACCATCCGCTTCCCTCGTTCATGGCATCCTCGAACACGCCCGCCGTATTCTGTTCAACATCCTTTACCTTTTGTAGAGTCTTGAATTTATTGAACATTTCTTGTAGCTGATCCATCTGAGAATTAGCTTTCATCACGTCAAAATAGTCCCCCTCATACATGGGCGACTGATTTTCGAGCTTCTTTCTCAAATCATCAAAGACATCAGAAACTCCCTGAGCATCAGCTTTTGCTCTGAACAATGCTGTATCCGAAGCCTTATTCGACATGCTGAGTCTATATAAGTCATCGTACTGCTCCACAGTTTCCTTGATGCCCGCAGCGTCCGTTTTTGCATTGTCTCTGATTGTATTCGCAAAATCAGCGGCATCGGCCTCCATCTGCTTTGTCTTTTCATGCAATGCGGTAATAGCGGCAATGGCCGCAAAGATACCCATCTGAGGCAACATGGCCGCAATGCTTGCCACAAAACCCCTCACAGCAAGCCTTGCCAACAGCAATTGCCGTCTTATGCCTTTCAGTCCTACGAGATATTTTGCCTGAGCCTCAGCGACACCCGTCTGTGTGAGTATTTCGACCTTTTGAGCGTCCGTAAGCTTTGATGTGAGCGCAATCCGCTGCTTCATGGAGTTGGTAAGCTCCTTGTTGTTCATTATCTCTGTCTTGGCAGCTTCCTGCGCCTTCGATATTTGCGCGGAGGTATTCACTTTAGTCGGAGTATATCCAGCAGATCCACCTCTGAAAGAACCATACTTGGAAACACCATATCCGTTAAGGAAGTCGGTTATTCCGGCCTCGCGCTTAATCTGTGCGATAGTCTTGCTTACAGCCAAGCCCTGTGGTAGCATGAACTTACTCAATGCCATCTGACGCGCTTTGAGTATACCATAGGCAAAAGCAACGCCTTTGATAGCATTGGCGTATTTCGCCCAATTCTCCGTGGCATTGTTTACCATGTTCACGAATCCCATGAGGAGTCCCTTGTTCGATTCGCCTATCTCGCTCATCATAATGCGGTAGTTGTTCTTCAAGTTGCGCAACTTTCCGCCAAGCGTATCGAATTGGCGCTCCTGCATGTTATAGAACTTTCCTCCCGGCTGATCAAGGCCGAGGATTACGGACTGAACATCCTCGAATGGGATAGCACGGTCACGCATCTTCTTGAAGATGTCCTTGCGAGTCACGAAGTTGGCGCTAATACCATTGGCTTGGTCTTCCTTGGCCCTCTTGTTATAATAATCGGTCAACCCACCCACAAGGTCGATACCAGCGGTCTCAAACTGTCTGTTCTGAATACCCGACAGATAGCCGTATGACTTTGTATGTCCGTATGCGAGGATAAGTCGGCTCACATCCACATCAAGACCTGCGCCAATATCAGACAGTGCTTTCATGGTGCCGTACAAGTCCTTGCCTTCAACACCGAAAGCGGCCAACTGCCTGTGTGACTTTAACAAGTCCTCAAATGTATATGGAGACTGTTGGGACAAGTCACGTATCTGTGAATACATATTAGAGGCCGCTGTGCCACTGTCAAGAATAACCTCAAGGGATTTCTTCTGAAGCTCCAACTCTCCCGTTATATTAGCCATCTCTGTCAGGAACTGCTGTGCGCCATAAACGGAGAAGTATTGGTACATCAGTGACTTCAAGTCTGAGAATGCCTGAGACTGGCCTTGGGCTGCTCCAGTAGCCTTCTGAAAAGCGGACGCAAGACGTTCCTGTTCCGCAGAGAGATTGCGCGATGCGGATTCTGCCTCCTTAGCACTCGCAACCTGTAACCTTAATGATGACGCTGACACTTCCGCTTTACTGGATACGTCTACATATCCTTGGCTAAACCTGAGCTGCCTTGCCGTTTCTCCATTGGCACCAACACCCTTGCCGTCAGCTATGGCTTTCGCTATAGCACGGAGCTTCTCAAGCTCGGCTATGGCTTTTTCGAGGTCTGTCGTATCTATGTTGAACTTACCTGCTTTGCTTATCAGCTTATTGTATTCGGTAAGCTTTTTGACAATGGTAGAGTAAAGGTCGTTAGCCTCTTTTAGCTTTATCTGGTCTTCCGTCAAGCCTCCGCTCTTCTTGTTGGCTCTGTCCTGTGCCGATGCCAACTTCTCAGCTTGGCTCCAACAAGAGTGATAGGCATAGGAAAGTTTGTTGAACTCCATCGTGAGTTCAGCCACCTTTCCCTTCTGACTGAGGATTTCTGGATTTTTGAGAGCTTCCTCTACTTTTTTATTAAACGCATCCAAACTCTCAAACAAACCACCTGCGCCCTGCATACCACTGCTTGCCAAGAAGCGATTTCCTTGCTCATCCGTGAGCGTGTTGTATCGCTCCATCATGTTACGGAAGCGGTCATTGAAATCCTTTCCGACAAGCATTCCTGCGACATTCTTCTGATAGAACGTCAGCTTGTCCATGCTGCTCAACAGGTTTTCCTGAGCATTGGTAGCTTTCTGAATGTCTTGAATCAGCTTCGTAAAACCGTTGTCAAGCTTCGCTGCGGCATCTATTGCGCTAAGGCCGGAAAGAGAATCCTTGAATCCTTGTAGCTTTTGCCTCAACTGCTCCAATTCCTGCACTCTTCCTTGTCCGTTGCTCCTCCCTATGACAGAATCGAGACGAGCCATAGACTCGGCCATCTTCTCATTGGCTACGTTCAGTTTAGGGACGGCTGCTTCCAACTTGTTGGCATACTGTGTGAAGTTCTGATTGCCACCAAGACCACGGATGAAATCCACTCCAAGAGGGGACTTGTTACCTATCTCACGAGCAAGGCCAAGGATGTTCGCAATATCCTCCTTTGTGCCTTTACTTGCGGCTGCGGCGGTCTTGAATTTCTCGATAAGACCGTTCAACTCTTCGGATGTTCCTCTGAACATAGTCCCCTTTTGTCCAAGAATATCAGGATTCTGCTGAACCTTTAAGATAGCGTCCCTAAGCCTATTAAGGTTGTCTATATACGTCTGTATATCCTTAGTCTCTCCACCGTTTTTGGCAATCCTCGCCTTGTCGCTCTCTGCTTGGGCTATGGCATTGTCAAGCCTCATAAGGGCATGTTCGAGCTTGTTGACGTTGTTGATATATTGCCTCATACCCTCGGCTGCGTCTTTCTGTGCATCGCCGGTGGTCTTGGAATTGACGCTGTTCTCGACGTTCTTTACCTGTTGTACAGACGCCAACAAATCCTTGGAGCTTGCGGCCAACTGTTGCATCACCTCTTGGTACTTCCCGCTTGAAGCGGACAGCTTCTCCACCAAGTCTGCGAAAGGCTGCATGGCTTGCGTGAATGCGGTCAGCGATTGTACGAAGGCAGTATTGTCAATGCCCTTGCCCATGTTGGCGGTAAGGCTTTCTATTGATGTTCTGATACGCCCGATACAACGCTCCACGTTCTCTGCAAACTCTGTGAGCTTGGTGGTCTGCTTCGTGAAATCGAACTCCATCTGCTTGGGCTGTGCGGTGGTCTGCGCATTCTTCTCCTTGGCGGCAGTATTCTTCTCTAAGGCTTGCGTCTGCTTGTTGGTCTCCTCTTGCTCTTTCTTTTTCTGCGCTGCATATT